GACTACAAGAAGGCTTTAACTGCATTGACTGGCAACGTTGAGATTAAACAAGAAAGAGTTACAGGCGGACGTAAGATTCCTATTCTCTCGAATGATGAAATTCAAATAAGATTAAATGAGAAATTGCGTTCAGCTTCTGCTGTAACAACGAGTTCAGTAACGTCGTTCTAATGTTAAAGAAGTTAATTAATATAACAGCCAGCCTGTCATTTACTTTGGCAGGTATGGTTGTTGTATTCATTACACTTAGTGGGGATACAAGAAGAATAGCTTTGATTTCTTCGGTGTCGGCATTACTAGTGCACTACACCTATGAAATTTTAAGGAGCGACAATGACTAAGGGTTATCAACCTTCACATGATATAGATACTAAAGCAGGACGTAGGATTAATTGGAAGCGCGACTTGGCTATTGGTCAAGAGCGGTGAAGATTTGTTTGAAGAGTTTATTAAATCATTAGATGATGCAGACTTTGAAATCAAGCGCGACATGTATCGTAACGGTCGCATGGTTGTAGAAGTAGAACAGAAACCTAAAGACAAAGATTGGAAGCCATCAGGTTTGGCTGTAACTAAAGCTAAGTACTGGGTGTACATGTTTAGTGCAGATGCATACGCAGTGATTGAAGTTGCAAGACTAAAGAAGTATTTAAAGATTAATAATAAGATTCCATTGAAAACATTTGCACCATATAGTGCTAACCCAACTAAGGGTTACTTGTTGATGGAAGAAGATGTAGTTAAACTCATGAGCTCAGAGCTCTACGACACCAAGGAGAAGAAATGAAACTACCAATCGTTGAAGTTAAGTTATGCTCGCACCTAAAGAATGCTAAGCCAGGTCAACTTGCTGAAGCTAAGCTACGTAAGATTGAAGGTGGCGGCAAGCTTCACCATTGTGCAGCAGATGCATACGAAGCTATGGATGCTGCAGCTAAAGCAGAAGGAATAGAATTAAAGCCAACAAGTGCAGGTGATACTTATCGTACACTTGCAGCCCAGCTCGCTGGCTTTAACCAACGCTACCAGTTGGAGCCTATCGAAGGACAAAGTACCAGGACATATGAAGGTAAGAAATGGTATTTGAAGAAGGGGATGGCTCCACTGGCTGCGCCAGGTACTAGCAAACATAACTTACGGAATTGCAGTTGACATTGCTAATGCCTCAGGTCCAAGACTTGAATGGCTAGTAAAGAATGCTCCTGAGTTTGGTTTCTCATGGGAAGTTGTACCCGAAGAACCATGGCACATCCGTTACGTAGCAGGAGATGCTATACCAGCACGCGTAAAGGCGTGGAAAGACGCTCAGACAGCCTCCTAGAGGCCTCTCAGGGCATTATAGAATGATGTGTCCTGATGTGGTTTCTAACGGTAACTAAAACTATGAACTTTAACAACAGAGAAATACCTCTAACCTACGACGAATTAAATAGCTTAGTTCCAGCCGGCGTACCAGAGAATCCATTCCAAGCTTTAATGGAAACTGCACCAGGTGAAACCGTACCACTATCATATGAAGAATTGATTGACTTTAAAGAAGCCATCATTGATTGTGTTGATATGTTATCTGAACAAGATAAGTTTATTATTGAAGCTGTTACGTATGAACGTGTAACCTTTGCGGAACTTGGTTCTCGTTTAGGTGTATCATCAGTGCATGCATGGAGACTTTACAATGGTGCATTGAAGAACTTGAAACAGATTATGAGTATGCATGATGTATTCACAGATAGGTTTGACTTTGAATAATGATTGGGCACACCGAGTCTTTTCTTCTGCGGAACTAGAAGAGTTTAAATTAACATCTGAAAAGATTGTTTACAATGCAGAGAATGGTGTTGTATTAAACTTAGGCTTGTCTAACAATACTTGTATTGATGTTGTGCGCAACTGGGGTAAAGCTCATGCTGGTGACATAGAAGCCCAGAACTTTATGCTTGAATTCTTTGATGGCTTTGTAGAATACATTGAAGATTATTTAATTGAAGAAGGAATAAACTTTACAGACGAACAGTAGCCTGTTATAATATTTACATATGAAGAAAGAAACTAAATATTATACATGTCGTGCTTGCAGTGCAAGTTTTAACCATACCATCAGGCAAGGTAGAGACCCGCAGTACTGCTCCGATGACTGCAGAGGTAAGAGCATAGACAAGACAGCAAAGCCAACGATATGGCATTTGAATTGTAAAGCTTGTAAAAAAGATTGGTCAATGGAACGCGTCAAACAAAGTGGACGCAAGCCACACTTCTGCCCTGACTGTTATGATGTAGCTAGTAAAGAACGTCATAACAAAAGACAGAAGGAACGTGACAGAAGTTATGTTCCTAAAACAGAACGTGCTTTGGCTGAACAAAAGATGATTAAGTGGATACCATTTGAACCATTGATAAAAGTATTATTACAAGGTCATATTAAAGATGAAGACTGGGCTGTTGTAGATTCACGTGACCGCAGCACAACAACGTACATGGCAAACAAATTAGGTTTGCAATACAGTTCTATGGCTCGTTACTTAGAACCAGGTGCAAAGATTAATGCATACAAGGCGGATGAGTTTGCTATCCGTTTACGGATTGCACCCTATACTTATCTGGGGAATGGATTTCTATAAACTCGAGGTAGTTGATTTTCAAGTTGGGGAGAGACAGCGTGAGGCTTCACGAAAGTCCATGGCGCTAGCCCGTGAGCGTCGTATAGATGCTTTGCTGCAGCAAGGTTACAGTCGAGAGTTAATAACAAAGGGAGGTCACCTCCGCAAACGCGACGTACCATCTCACGATGACCAGAGTTAATCTGTAGTAAGCCTGAGTCCCAACTCTTATTTCTATTTAGGTGATAAGTCATTTCACCTTTTTCATTCCACGTAGCATTAATTGCTTTGATGCGGCATCTTGATTCACGCCAAGCAATATAACTAAACTCTTTTACTGGCAGGCCAGCAGCTTTAATAGCGGGCTCCCACTTAGGACAGCTCTTGCTTTCAGCTGAGGCCGGCGATGGGAATAACATTAATAAAGATATGGCAATAGCCAATATAAGCTTACGCAATAGTTTTCTCCTTGTTAGGGGTTTATAATGAGAAGATTACTCCTCTGGATTTGTTCCAGATTCTTCTTTCTTCTTGCTCTTCATACCGTTGGACATAACAAGTCCACCCAAACTTCCGGTTAGGAAGACGGTAAGAGTCTTAAGCAGGTCAATGAACGCTGCATCGTTTGGGCTTTGTTTGTCTACAGGCTGTGTTACAAACATGAGTGCGTAGACAAAACCAAATACAGACACGGCAAATACAACAGCAAGTATTATACCTACTGAAAATATTAAACGTGCGTGTAGTTCTTCTCCAGAATATCTTTTAGGCTTAGCCATTTTTATTCTCCAATCAAATCTTTTGTGCAGGTTCCTGATGCTTCGCACACCGGTGGATTGCAATCCGTTTTTTCCCAGTTTTGTGGGTCTTGACATTCATATCTAAAACTCCCATCATATCCACAGCTAGCAAGTAACAGTGTTGAGATAAATATTATTCTTTTCATGGTCATCCAGGCAAGTCTGGATTGTTGTTAAGCTCTCTGTTTTTTAGAGCTTGAAGTTGATAATATCTTCTTCTTATTTCATTCTTTTCTTGCGCTGGCAACAATCTAAATCCAGGCGAACCAATATAACTAGCAGCTGCTTGCAGTTCCTTGTCTAATTTAGAACCAGTTATCTGTTGAATTATCTTTGGTTCATCTCCAGGTATTGCACTTAAGATTCTTCCAGCTAATCCAGCTTGTGGTACGAGTTGTGATATCCAATATGCAAGTGTTGCTTCCTTGCGCGCTTGGTCACTGTCTCCTTCTTTTCTAATTGGTGCACCACTAAAGAATTGTTTATTAGCTGCTTGCTCTAATGGAACTCTAAGTGGACCAACTAATGATGATAATAAATCTAATGCATTGCCAGAAGCAATTGACTCTAATTGGTTTGGTGGTCCTGCTCCAGGGAATCCAAGCTGTGGATTAAGATAAGCATTTGGTCCGCTAACTATTCCTCCGCTAGCTCCACCAGTCAGTGCACCAAGTGCAGCACCGGGTATGCCACCTACTGCGCCACCAAATAAACCAGAACCTATTGCACCTAATGCTACGTTGACTGGTGTTGGAACATTTGGAATTTTAAATGCACCTTGTTCTCTTGTGTAGTCTGGGATGAATGGGCTTTCGGCTTCTTCATCACGAAGGTTGCGCTTAACGCTATTGTAAAGATTATATGCTTTAGGATTCATCCACATGTTCTCAAGTTGTAGTGGTAAGTTGCGCGATGCCCACATCCAGAAAGGTATTATAGATTTTCCATATTTATCAAGAGTATTTAATTCAGAGTAGTCAATCAAGTATTTGTTAACTCTATTAGCTGCTTCTTGTGGACTATAACCTTTTACTATTCCATCATACAACAAAGCAAAACGTGTGCTCTCTTCAATTTCGTTTCCAATTTTACGAAGTCCACGTAATGGAGCTGCTAATCCTGTTGATGCTTTCTCTAATACTTTTGATTGAGCACCAGGTATTGGGCGCTTAGGTGCACCAGATGGAAGCTTGCCAGTGTATGGAACCATACGTCCGGTAAATGGTGTTAAGCCTGTTGCTTGTCGACCAAAGATGCCAGTCTTACCTACGCCTGCAGCTTGTGTGATTTCACCAAACTGACCATAGCCCGTTGCACCTGAAAGAGCAAGTGCATTGATGACTGCATCTTGATTAGCACCTTTATAGACGTCATAGATTTTATCAACTGGTACTCCATCGGCAATCATTTTTTTTACTTCTCTATAAACTTTGAGACCTTCTACAAGATTCTTTGGATTGCCGCCTGCAGCTATTAACATGAAGACGTTGCCTAATGCGTTGCGTTGATGGAAACCAATTGAAGCAGTTGCAGTTGTCTTAAACATACTTGTATAATCTTTTAATAAGATGTTTGCTTTGCGCACTAACTCTGGGTCGTTGAGTTGATTAAAGTTTGTAATAAGATTTCTTACTTCATCATCAACTGCAATGTTAGGAATTGATGTTTTGTTTAAGGCAGTAAAACCATCTTCTAATAAGTCGCTAACTATATCCCAACGCTTTATGTCGCTTACTAAGAATTCTCCCTTAACTTTATTTGCTTGTGTTGCAACAGCAATTGCATAACTCTCTGCTTCATCTGTAAGCATTGCTGCCATTGGAGGAGTGATTGTTCCATCTGCAAGTCCTTCATCAATTTGTTTTACATAAGTTTTAAGTTCATCAACAGCAATATCAAATTCACCTTTTAGTATTTTACTGCCACCAAGCTTTGCACTTATACCATCTAACATATCTACAACATTTTGTATTTGTGCAGGAGTCCAGTTAGTTAATTTCTCTGGTGTCATTATATTATTTATAATATTTTCAGCACTTGTTAATTCATCCATAGCTTTTTTAGTCAAAGGTTTTGTCGTTGTAATTGCTTTGCCTGTATCATCAAGAGGGACTTGTTTAAATAAACGAGAAGCAGTTCCTGGTTGAACTCCTACATCTCCAATTACTCTAGGAACTGTGCCTAAAATTGTTTCACCATATGACATGAATCTTGCATGGTTGTCTGCGTACTTTGCCAATGCTTCTGCTACATCAGTAGTAAAGAAATCAAACTTTACTTTTCCATATTGTCTAGCAATCTCATTGAATCTATCAATGCCACCAGCAACATCAGCAGCAGTAAGTTTGTATCCAAACCAATCAGCTCCTTCTACAAGTTGTCTGTTTAAATAATTGCCAGCAAGCAATTCTGTTGGGTCAACTCCTAGTCCAGCTGCAACTGTTTTTAATCTACCCGTATTGCGTGCTCCCCATTCTAATGCTGCTGCACTTTGTGCATGTGGAAAATAAGCAGGAAGATTCCCAATAGGTGGACCACCTAATCTAGAAACTAATTCATTTGCTTCTGAATAAAGTTGGTCAGTAAAGTTATTTACTGCATCATACACTGATTGTTGTTCTTTGCTTAGTGGCGGCAATCCTTTTGCTGCCCATTCTGCTGGGTCAGTATCCAAATATCTGTATACACCTTTAGAACCTTTTTTAAAATCTGAAAGCTTAGTAACTTGTTGAGTTAATTCTGTTGCTAAAAATTTTCTAGTAAGATTTAAATTACCACGATACATTGTATCTAAATTTAAAAGGGTAACATAATCAGTTGCGGTCTTTCCCGTTACAGTTCCTTGGCGTAAAGCTACGCGCATGTTTTTTATTTGTTCTGAACCAAGCAATCCGTTTTCACCAGCAGTAACTAATCTATTTAATATGGCTGCACCTTTAGGTGTATTGACAAACCATATACGTTGTTTAGCTACACCTTTACCTATTAAGTTTGTAAATACATCAGTGCCAGGAATTGTAAATTTTTGAAGTGTTGGCAGACCGATTCTTATTCCACCCTTGACACCAAGTAAATTAGCCGCGTCACCGGTTATTGCAGCATAACCTTTAGTTGCTATTTCACCAATCAAATCATCAGTAAGTACATTCACTGCTGTTTGTGCTACTTCTTTTTCAGTCACACTAGAGGTTACATCATCTATAACAGCTTGTGCTTCATCTCTAATTTCTCTAACAGTATTAGCCATTGTTTCTTTTGCGCCGGCACCATATACTCTACGCGGAGCTTTGCGTAATTCTTTAGCTGCGTCTTTGGATACTTCGGCTAAGTATTCTCCTTCGCTCACAACGTCTGATTTAGTTACTGTCCATTCAACACCTGCTAAATCTTTTGCTGCTTTTGCTGCTGCATCTTCTGCAGCTGTTGCCGCTGCTTGTGCTGCTGCTTTTTCTGCTGCTGTTGTTGCCGTATCTGCTACAACATCTGTTGCAACTTTTGCTGCTTTTGCTGCTGCTAAATCTGCTGCTTTTTTTGCGGCAAGGTATGGAGCTACTTCTTTCAAAGTTTCTTTTAATGCAAGTTCTGCTGCTTCTTTAGCCGCCTTAGCTGATGCTTTACCAACAGTTGCTTGATATCCTGCTTTAGTTAACGCGCCAGGACCAGATGCATAGTTCGTTATGTCTAATGCAAGGTCGCCAAACAAACCAATGGTACGGTCAACCCACTTGTTACCAGTTTGTAGATAAGGTATATCACCAAATCCAAAAGTAGAATCCATACGCAATTGTTTTTTAAAGTCTGACCAACTACCCTTTTCACTTATTGCATACTTGTTAGACAAATCTTCTGTAGCTTTTTGTGCTGCTTCAGCTGTAGTAATATTTCCAATACCAGGAATAGGTGTATTTAATATTCTTTTTTCATTTATAATTACTGGGTCACCGACTTTAGCAATTGGCATTCCTGTTTGTGGGTGCACTGGAATATAATCAGTTGCCTTATATGTTTGAGTTTTGCCTAACAAACCTCTAGCAGCTTCTACTGATTCAGTAAATGCACCAACACCAGCACGACGGAAAGTATCGTATGCAGTAAGTGGTCCCATTGCAAACATCACTGGTTTGAATTCCATCTTACCTGGAATAACATCGAAGTTAAGAGTCTTAGCTAGTACACCGCGCCAACCACCAGAAGGTTGTGGCTCACCCTGTACAATCGATTCAACTTTCTTAGGGTCAGCACCAGCACGCAATGTATCGATAGTTGCTTGACCTAAATCTCGACGAGCTTCATATAAGTCTGGAGATGTTACATACTTAGGTGGAGTTATAACTTTAGGTACAGCCATGCCAGACCTACCAAGACCTGGAGCATTTTCAGGAACTGTTATGCCTAACCCTGGAGGCAATGGAAGTTTGCCTTCTTTTTGTTGCAGAGTAGGAGGAATCTTAGATGGGATTGTTGTTGGAACAGTTGCTATTGGCGCATTAGGTACAGCAGGTGGCAGTTTAGTATCACCAGGTATAGTTACTGGAGTGGAGCTTTGCTTCGGTACAGTTGTGGCTGTGCCAGGAAGAAGTCCAGGTGGTAACGGAAGCGGTTCACTTCCTTTAGGGCGTGTAATAATTTTTGGTGCCAAAAGATTACTTCCTAACTATAGCTGCTTTAGCAAGGTCTTGTCTTCTAATTGCCTCATCAACGAATGGACTCTTATCTTTGTTCTTTCTTAATGCTTTTTCAACAGCTATACCACCAGCTGCAGATGAGCCAGCATAATCTTTCTTATAAAGTTCACCCATAGCTTTGTAGTATTCTTGTACTCCTGGGAATGTTGCAATGTCAATCGTTCCCATTTTATAATTAGTTGATGGACCATACTTTAATTTAGGATGCGGTATGCCAGCTGTATAATATTTATCATTGGCTAAAAAGTCTACTTTGTTTTTTGCATACTGCGCTTGTGCTGCATCATACTCATCATAGATGCCATTTATTAATTTAGTTGCCTCATCAAGTTTTAATCCACCCAATGAACCAGGATTAGAAGTTGCTTGTCCAGATACATATTCAATCAACTGTTCTCTTGATACATCATTGTCTAGTGATGCAACTACTGTTTGAGCAAGAGTATATTTTAATGGGTCGATTTGACCAGTGACAGGATTCTTTGGGATTGGTGTATTCTTAAGCTTAATATAGTTTGGTGCTTTTTGATTAAAGGCATTGTCTTTTAATTGAGTTAATGATTCTTTGCCGGCTGTGTAACCAATGTAATCATCTGCGTCATTTGAGTCAGCAACAAATGGTCTCCATGTAGTAGGGTATTTAGCTTGAGCAATTGCTGTTATCTGTGGGTCAAATATTATTTCAGCAGTTGTACCTTTTCTAATACCTGGTGGAATAATTGGTTCTGTTCTTGGTTCAGTCGGAGGATTAACACTAGTGTCTGCTTTATCTGTATCGCCAGAACCCATTGGTTTTATTGATGGCAAAGGTGCTGTTTTTTTAGGAGCAGTCTTTGACAATGCTTGTTGAGTAAATGCTGCTGCTCTTTGAGGAGATGCACCTGCTGCAATAAGTCTTCTAGTTAATGGATTTTGTGCCATAGTTCCTACTTAATATTCTTGCCAAGGGCTGGGAACTTCTTCTTGATTTGTGCTGCTGTTGCATTTGGATTAGCTGTAATAAAGTTATCAATCTTTGTATTCAATGCAGTGTTAGATGCTTTAACTGGTATAGCTGCCAACTGTTGTATTGGAGTCTTAGCAACTGGTGCTTGTATTGGTGGTGTATATTTAATTGTTGGCTCTGATTGAGTTATAGTATTATTAGGTGCCGCACCTGTGATTGTGGTTGGATTAATCTGTTGTGGAGTAATGTAACCAGTACCAAGTAATGCAGCTAATGCATCTTGTACTGCCTGGTTACGTGATGCTGCTTGCTGTTCAGCTGTTAATTGCTGACCAAAGATATTAGCTTGTAACTCAGCCAGTGCTTGCAACTGTTGCTGTTGTAGTCCACCAGTTTGACCCTGGTACAATTGCTCTAGTCCAGACAAAGCACCACTTCTACCCATCTGTTGTTCTGCTAATCTTGATTGTTGATTGGCTTGTGATAACTGTCCTAGTGTTGACATTAGTGAGTTGTAGTTTTGCGCGCCACCACCAGCTGCTGCATTTAGTGCGGCAACAGTTGGGTCTACTGGAGCAGTAGACACACCTTGACCACCCATGTATTGGGCAAGGTCATTGGTTACTGTAGTTGCTGGAGTTTGTGGTGCTTGTTGGAAAGCGGTTGGAGGATTCTGTTGTAGGTAGTTTTGCAAAGCATTATATGCTACACCAGTTCTGCCTTGTGCGCCAAGGTATCCAGTTCCAACGTTTGTTGCAGGATTATAAGCTCCCTTTAATTGGTCAGCTAAAAGGGTATATTGGTCAGTAATATATTTTTTACCAGACACATCACCTTGACTAATAATATTAGCAACGTTTGCTGGAATGCCTTGGTTTAATAAACCAGTAAGATAGTCTGCCTGATAGCCTGCACCAGTTGTTGCTCTTTGTGTTGCAGCTGCTGCGGCTGCTTGGTCTGCGGCAATCTTTTCTAAAGCTGACTTGTATGCATAGTATCCGCTGTTGCTGCCATCACTTGTATCAAGAACTATGGTAGATACATTGCTTCCAGTGCCACTGCCACCGCCGCCAGTAGCGTCAGATGGTGGCTCTGGTTCTGGGTCACCCATTGGCTTTATTCTTGGAAGGTTGCTCATTGGTCTTGAACCAGCACCATAATATTTCTTAATTCCTACAGCCATATCATCCTACCTTAATTGTAATAATGCTTGCGCGTCCGAAGCAATCTGTCTAGCTTTATCAGATTCCAAATCCTTTAAACCTTCTTGATAGTTTGCCAACCCTTGGGTATCAGCTAAATCATAACCTCTGCTGGTGCCAGCTAAGTCTTCTCTAGCATAACCTATGTCTCTAGCTCTGTTCTTAGCGTAGCTTTGTAGCGCCTGGTCATAAATACCTGAACGAACATTCTGACCCTGTAATCCTCTGCGGGCATAAGATGATGTGAGCTTTGGGACTTGGCCTAGCCCACCTCCCGGGGTGGTAGCAAAGGCAGCTTCTTCAAGCTGGGTAATAGGGCGTTGACCTCTGGTCTCTGCCAGATATCTTTGATATGCATTTAAAGCAGCCTGTTGTCCGTATTGATTAAATAGGTTGCGTCTTTGCTGTTCGAAAAATGATGGGTCAAATGCCATTTAATTTACCTCTTATAAAGTATAGGGTTTGTTACCTAAAACCACCAAGATACAATGGAATACTTAGTCCCACTTGTTACTGGCTTAGCTGCGTGCATGTAAGGCACTCCTGATGGGAAGAGAATTAAATCCCCACCATAAGGCTTATAAGTAAAGTTTAAGTAAGGGAAGTTTAATTCCCCTCCTTCAAAGTTACCATTTAAATAAAGTAGTCCAGACACTCGACGAGGGGTTTTGACCCCATCATCCATATGTCTTTTATACTCACCACCACCAGAGTATCTTAATATTTGATAACCCTGGTCTAAAGAATCTTTTAAAGAAAAGTTAAAGCGCTCCATATAATTATACAGACATTGTTCAAACATGTAATGTACATGTGTGTAAACGTCTGCTAATGCTACAGCTCCTTCATCTTTTAGTTGGTCTGGAGTTAATAATTCTTTCTTGCGGAAATGCAATAGTTCATTGGTTCTCCACTCATCTTCTTCGCTGCTATCACCTTTAACTACTTTAGCTTTTTCCCATTTAAATACTTTAGATTGCTCTTCTGAATTTAAAATATATTCTAGCATTTCGTCTGGATTATTAACATAATTTCTATATATTACAATCCCGTTATGTTCTATTGAATTAAGCATTACCATTTAAGTAAAGGACAGCTTGCTTCCTTTAACTTTACCTTCACCTTCATAAAACATCCGCACTGCTTGCACTGTGCTGTTGCCTTAATTAACTCTGGACAAGAAGCACAAATATTAAATCTTTCTTTTGCTTCTTCCTGTGTTGCGTGAGGTGTATTAGGATTTAAAATATCCCAAGGTCTTGTATCACCTAACTTCTTTTTATATTCAGACCAAGCAGACATTTATAAATCATCTCCTATACCAATAAACTTTTCTCCATCCCATATGTCACCATGTGCTGGTATTTTATCATGCGGGACTTCAATAAAGATTGGATTAGATTTATATATTGCTATGTTCATTTCGCGGTCTTTTGGAAAAGCAACAAAAGTTGCCACCTCTCCTTCTACTACTACCGCAAATTGAACCATGTCTTCTGGTTTAAATTGTTGTTGATGCATATTACTCCTTCGTTATAATTATATCATATCTTAATATAGACAGCCGCCACCTTCACATGCTGATGAATAACACTCATTGCCGCAACTATCATAGCATCTTGTGTTTCTGCAGTTTCCACCACCACACGCGAGGTTGTCAGTTACGCAGCCACCACATCCAGTACATGCTGGAGGAGTGCAACATCCACAGATTCCTGGTCTATTGTCACCATTGTAGCCACCTTCTCCTGGGCATCCGCACCCACCGGTCGCGGGTTGGTAGTATTCATAGCTTATTTCACCAACGCAAGTATATCCAGTAAATACCAGGGTACAGTTACATGGTGGAGGTGGTGGTGGTGGTGGTGGACCAGGTGGTGGAGATGGAGGAGCAGCTGGTGTAACGGAGTTAGATGATGCAGAAAGTGCAGATGACACACCATAGTTTGTTACTGCTCTTAGAGCAAAAGTGTAAGATGTTCCGTTTGTAACTCCAATGGTAAAAGGGCTTGATACTGCTCCAGCATTAAGGTTGTCAGGAGTAGAAAAAAGTTCATAGCTTACAGTGCCTTTACCAATATAAGTTGATGGTGTAAAGGTAACTGTTGCTTGGGCGTTTCCAGCCGTAGCTGTACCAATTGTTGGAGTGCTTGGAACTCCACCACCAGTTAATACGGCAATTCCGCGCATTAGCTGCTCAAGTCTCCCATGAGAACCCAAGTATTTGTTGCTCGTTTAAGGAGTGTAGCAGCTGACCATTGTGCACGTAGGTTAAGTCCAGGAGTTGCATTAACGGTTACTCCCGTGTCACCAGCCACAATTGCTGCACCAGTGTTTGCACGTAGGATTGTTATTCTTGTTCCCACGATAAATGGAACTGATGCGTTTGTAGGAACGGTTATAACAATACCTGAAGTTGAGTTTGTTTCAATAATAATACCATCGTCACCTATTACAAGAGTATAGTTATTTGTTCTTGCGTTTGTTTGAGTATGGTCAATAACTGCATTTTGTGTGGTTAAAGATGAACCTGTTGCTACACCAATGTTAGGTGTAGTTAAAGTAATCGATGCGGCAATCTTAGAAGATGTTACAGCTGACGAAGCTATTTTAGCTTCTGTTATAGCAGATGATGCAATGTCTTCTGTGTTGACTGCGCCGGCGTCAAAGTTTCCTCCAGCTGATAATGTTTCACAAAATGTTTTTATTGCTGTGTTGTTTTCGTTATTTTCTATTGCAGAAATTGTGTCACCCGTAGTAAATGTATGGGGTATGGTTAATTGTGCCATTAGCTATTGCTCCTAATTTGTCTTCTCTTGTATTTAAATGCTATTGAATTTAATCCCCACTCACGACCAGTAGTAGATGAGATTTCTCCAGTTGGTCCAACAAATTCTAGTTGAACCGCTTTTGCTCTTTTAAGTCTTCCACCAACTTGAATGCCTTGTTTAAGAACGCTTTCTCCATAAACTGCAGTTCCATAAACACCACCAGAACTATCTTCAGAATATGTGCCACCTGAAATTATTGGGTCAAGGAATATTGTATGGTTTGTTATTAAATTTTTTGTATTAAAATTATGATACACGTTAACTTTTATTTGAGTCTGGTCAGTTACAGATTTAACAACATACAAGCTGTTAACAAATGTTTTATCTTGTACATATCTATCATCATAGAACCATGCTGTTTTATAATATGTTTCAAAGTCTCCTAAATCATCACCTTCTAAAATGTCATCGGTAACATTAGTAGGAACGTTTCCTAAATAATCAAATTCATCTACGTACATAACATGAGCAAATGCGTCATTTGGGTTTATCATTAAGTGCCAAACGTCATCATTGCTATCTTGCCAGTCACAACCAGATAATAAACCATATCCTATGATAGCAGAAGGTGTTGCAGCATTTGCATATGTTGCAGATTGATACAAAGTAAACGCACCTTGTCTACCAATTGATGGGTCAAATACAAAATTCATATTAGGATAATCAGGATTTGTTCCAACATCATATAAGTCAAATGGTGCTGACATCCACACTCTATCATTAACATAAGACAAAGTTATATCATATAGTCTATTGGCATTTATTCTATTGGTGTCAATAATTGGTTTTAAGCGGTCGAACAAAGATTGAATTCCGTTGCGGTCATAGAAGAACAAGCCACCAGGATAGTCGAAGAAGTAAGCTCCACCATTACCAGCAACAACTTGCTGTGGATAATCAATGCCTAATACTGTTGTAAGTTCTACTAACTGGAATGAATCCGCGTCATAGCCCATAAGCAAATAAATAGCTTTAGGTTTAAAGATTAACAGCTGACCATCAACAACTACAAGCCCACGTATACCTTCTCCGCCTGCAATAATGTCTATATAGTCTTGTTGATACCAGTTCTCTGGAGAGTTTTCGTGTGACCAACGAACTCTATTTGGATAATCAACTAATGTTGGAGTAGCATCATTATTATATTCTTTTGTATTAGCTACGAATAATTTATTAGCATGAGCAATTGTTAGTTCTGCGCGAGGCATGTAACCACCAACTGGTATCTGATATGGCTGCCATGTTGGGCCTGATGCAGTTAGGGAAGTTACGTATGTGTCACCCTGTATCCACTTATACATATTGGATGAATCTTTACCAACGGCCATATACAGTGTATCTTGCCACTGTGTCATGCTTGCGCCATTTGTTGATAGAACATTCATAGCTGCAATTGAGCTAGTGTTTAGTGTAGTAAAGTTATTCCCAGTTGAGTAATACACTCTTCCGTTTGATGGAGTAGCTCCACCAGTAAAGCCGGTAGTAAGCATGATTGATGGAATTGTAGAATGCTTATAATTAAATAAACCTTTTGGATTCCAACTTCCCGATACAGCAGTTGTGTTTTTCTTTTTATAGCCAGCACGGGAGAAGATACCACCACGTGGGTCAACGTCAAGATTTAATATGAATGGTGATTCATTTGGTGCTAACTGAAATTGGTCAGCACGAAAGTTAACGCCACCAGTAAAGTCTCTCAGTTGGTCAAAAAGAATCTGTGCCATTGGTTACCAACCAAATGCTATAGGGTTAGGGCTACCTGGCATCACTTGAATTCCCGGACCATCTGACCAACCATATGCAGAGTTCTGTGGTCCATTAAGGACTAAGCCACCACTCATGATTAGTTGACGATTGCTATTTGAAGCAGTAAGGTTATTTTCTAATACAGCTATACCTTGTTCAAAGTTACGCATGTATGCTTGTGCCATCTCATTATCTTCTTGATACTGAAACACACGAGCCATAACATAATTAACTAAAGGAAGTTGTAGTTGCGGCGAAATGTCAATTGCTGCGTTGGCATCAGACAACCAAGCTAGTGATGGGTTGCGATATCCTCTAATAGTAAATGAATAATTATTATCAGGTTTTGGCCAAATGTTTAATTGGTCAGCCCAAACAGAGTAGTATGCTGGAGGGCCTGGTTGGTCATTGGTTCCAACCCAAATAGATTCACATTTTGCTTGGTCAAGATATATTAATGAATTACCAGAATAAGTTGAATCACTATTTACTACAGAAATAATTTGCAATATATCAGTAATAGCTTTTGTTGCACTTCCAATTGCAGTAGGTTGCGTTTGTACAAAAGATGTATAAGCTCTAACGTTTTCGACTATACCAAGCCCATAAGTTGTTTGATAATATGGCCAACGAACACTGAGGGCTACAACTTTTTGAAAACCTTCTTTAATAAAACCGTTAACCAAGTCAAGTTGAATATCAACATTTTCAGTTGTACCGATTTCTAGGTCAGATAATTGCGCAACAAAACTGCGCATCTGTGCAAGTGTTAGGTTTGCATTTTGAAAAGGTATAGCCATTTAATAATCCTATTCTTTAGACTTTTTAGCTTCTTTAGCTTGCTGGTTTAAATGACCAATGCAATATTCAGTCTTCTTTGCTCGCGGCCCTCTACAACGCATTTCTGTTGTTAGATTAACATGTATGCAAGTTGGAATTGGTGGAACATACTCAACACCAGATGGTGGAGCTAGCTCTACAGTTGCATTCATAAAACCAACTTGTATGCCAGATTTTTCAATACCAGGCACAGTGCCGTATCTTTCGGCACCTATTGGTGTATGTATTTTATGTGCGAATTCTTTTGTCATTATTACTCCCTCGTTGTCTTGTTGTATTAAAGATATGCCGCCAGAGGAATACACCCCTGGCGGCACACCCTAGTCAGCTAAATTATGGCTGTGCTGGCCAGTCAATGCGACTCCACTCACAAGATGAGTAAAGTGCGTTAACTGTAATTGTGCTGTCTGCATCTTTGATACCGTTAACAATCAAAGTACCATCTGCTGAAGGTGTAACTACACCCTCAAGAATTGCAATGTTTCCAGCTGTTGCTAACGCATTACCAGTACCTGGGCTTGATGCTGCACCAATTACACCAACTGAAGTTGTTACCAAAGTTGATGAAGCTGATGTAGCTTGAGTTACCTGGTAAGCAATTTGAGTTGCTGCAGGACCGTTAACGGCCCAAGCTGAACCCGCAGTTGTTGCACCACAAGTGTAAGATACAATAAACTTAAACTTGTAGGTTTCTCCAGCTGCTACATAAAAGGACAAGCCTGTTATTGGGGTGTTTGTTGCTGCTACTGATACGTCCGATGGAAGTGTTACTACTCTTGGAACTATGAATTTATTTGTTGTTGCCATGATTATTACCTATTCTCTCTAATCAATCATGTTGATTGAAATTGTTGTTTGTTTGTTTTATTATTAAATAGCTGATACTGGGAGAGTCACCCGAAGGATGGCAACCTTTCAACTCCCAGTACCAACTACATCTTTTGCTTATTAAGCGTCAGCTAACAAGTAGCCTTGACGTGCACGGTTTGAACAGGTCAATTCACCATAAGCCATTACGAGAGCGTAACGGGCGTCAACGCCTGCTACAGTTCCGTTTTGGAAGTCGGTGGTATTGAACCAGTGGCCGTTCATGCCGGTCAACTTGAGGTACTTGCTGTTAAGGAAGTACATTGGTGCTGAAGTTGCATCAGCTGCTATGGCAAGGTCAAACACAAGTGGTGTTTGCTTGAACATCAAGTTCTGGAAACCAGCATTTGCTTTTGCAACGTCCTGGTAACGAACCTGAAGGCTTAATGTTGACTCGTACTTTTCAAACAGGTTAGTGTTTGTGATAATCAAGTCAGGAACATCGCTGCCCTTTGATATCTGGTTGTAAACATTACCCATATCAGCTTGTGACAAGGTTGTTGCTGAAGTGTCCTGGAATGGATTCCACCATGTATTTGTTGTTGAGTCAATGCCACCAACCGTGTTATTCACAGTTGCTACGATGTTGCCAAGACCGTTAAAGTCTTTGCTACCGTTGCCAGTACCATCGCTGTAAAGCATGGTGTTAAGGCTTGACTTGAGTGACTCTTCTGCCTGCATAATCTTTGCATTCAAAAGCTTGATGATTGCCTCGGTGCCACGGTTCTTGGATTCTTCGATACCGCTGATTGCGATAGAAGCAGCCATCTGCTTCCACTGGTACTCAGCAGCTGTGATTCCGTCTTGTGGGGTGAGGTCAATCGCATCATACCCTGAGTACGAACCAACAGTGTTGTTGACTGCGTACATCAATGGCTCTACGATTGAGGTACCACCCTCTTCAACTTGGACTCTGCCCTTGCTGTTGAGGTGGTTAAGAAGGACAAGGTCCTTAAAAATGTTGTCGACCAACGTCGGCTGATAATTTTGCAGCGTAGTAGACAACAGTGCATTAAAGTCGGGATTTCCGGCCATTTTAATATCTCCTGTTTGTTTAGAGGTTTAGTGTTCTCTTAGCATTTTCAAATGCTTCGAAAACTGATTTAGGTTGTGCAGTTTGTGTGGTGACTGGTGATTTTGCTGCAGTGCCGCCAGAGACTATTGTCGCTGAACGCTTAGACTGAACTCTAGCCTGTTCTTCTGAAAGCTTTTTAGTAGCTTCCGAAGCCTTGGAATAAACTTTATCAAAAGTAATCTGTTTAAAGATTGCTTCTAAATCCGTTGAACCCGTTGCTAAAGCTTTTGCTACAACTTCATCTGTATCAAAATCTTCACCATACTTGCTCTGCAATGTATCGATAGTTCTAGTTAATTCATCCATAGCTTTTGATTGCTCGAAAGCTGCAATGCGTTGCTCTAACTGTCGAAGTTGCTGTTCAGCTGGGTCCATCCACTCATCCTCTTGAGGTTGGGTAGCTACACCGTATTGCTGATTTAACAACTGCAAGGTAGCAGCTGGGTCACTTTGCAGGGCTTCCTGGAGTGCACTAGCGTACTGGACTTGCTTTCTTTGCTCACTGAGCTCTTGTGTCTTGCGGGTATAATCCGCCTGACGCTGATACCCAGCTAGAGCCTCCTTTACTGGAACTACTACTTCTTCGCCATCTACTTGGAGTTTGATGACCTTGTCAGCAATCTCTGTATAGTCGAATAATTCTTGTTCTAGTTCTGGAGTTTCTGCTTGTACCTCAACCTCTTCACCAACTTGTCCACTTGCAATGGGGTTAGTCTCGTCGTCAATTGTACTAGCAATATTTATTTCTTCATTACTCATTTGGAATCCTCATCCTTCTAATTGGTTGTTCCGTGTATCTATCTATTATATAGATAGTTTGTTACATTACTGTAAATCTATTGTTGTGCGCCTAATAATGCTTGTAATATTTCAGGCGGTAATCCTTGTAAAGAAGCTGCCGGATTTGCTCCAACCTGTGGTGCTGGACCTTGGATTGGTGCCCCAGGTATCATGCCAGGTGGTAGCTGTGGTGGCATACCTTGCATCATTTCCGGTGGGATGCCTTGCATTTCTGGTGGCATGCCAGCCATTTCTGGTGGCATTGGTGGAGCTTCAGGTGCTGGTGGTGGCTCTGGTGACTTTAAGAATGATGCTGCATTCTTTACACCAAATCCAGTATTTAAAACATACTCGGCTAGTTTTTCTAAATTAACTAGACCAGCTTGAGCAAATGGTTGCATTGCTGAAACAATCTGCAAAGCCATATCTCTACGGAAAGCTTCGTTGCGTGGGGCAGTTGAACCTGCCTCAACATCAAAGTCAAACTCACCAGATATATAATCTTTATCAAATGTTAACCACATAGGAGCAGCTTCAGTGCCTACGATTCTTACAGTCTGCTCTCCAGTTAAGTATTGTTGAGCTAACATTATAAGATTAGAAGCACATCTAGCTATAGCATTTTCAATTGATATAAGCTTTTCAGCTACTCTAGCATTACCAGCTTCAGCAATAATTGATGCTTCGCGGGCAGTTCTAGTTGTTTCTGGGATTGCACCACGCTGGTACTCTGAGACACCTGACACACGGTCAATGTCATTTTGAATTAAAGTTGACTGATTATAAAATTCAGGTGGGTTAATCAAGGCCGGCATTGGAACAACAACGTTATTTAAATTCTCGTTACCCTTAACAGGAACGATTACGTTGTCATCATCAGATGCCAAAGCTTGACGACCATCATCATCGAATGCTGATTCATTAAACAACCACTTGCGTGAGTAACGCTTTCTGTGGTTCATCATCTGTGTACGAGTTTCATTTAATTCGTACTGCAATGGTTCAATTGCTTCTAGTTCACCCATTGGATAAAAGAATCCAGGGATTTCATAGTTGCGTAACATAAAGAATGGATGACCAAATGCGTATGGCATCTTAACTGGTTTAATTAAGAACTTGTCTCCGCTGTCTGCAAATACACACATCTCACCAGTATCAATATTATAATATTCATAGATGTCGCAATATGCTTCATCTGGGTTAGTAGGATTATAAGTATTAGTTACTGTTATGTCACCATACTTTTGATAAGAAGATGGACTTAATTCTTTTCTTGCGGCGGCATCATAACGCTTGTCTTCTTTTGCATCCTTTAAAGGACGACGAGTACGTTGTGCAATCCAACGAATGTCATTCATGCTTACAGCATCAACGTCTACATACATATCAAATGGGTCAACGCGCTCTAAGAATGGACGGTCTTCTCTGATAATAAATGTTGATTCAACATCATCAGTAGTTTCTGGGCCGGCAGCTTCATCAGCACTATCTTGAATATCATCAAGCTTTTCTTCTTCAACAAAACGATAACCAGTTTTAACCCAACCATGACCAATAATCAAATAGTCTTTAACAGCCCTTTGGAACTCTGGCTGGCATTCATAATGTTGCCACCAATAGTTAATAATTGATTCAGTAACAATAGCTTTGTCACCATCTTCTGGTCTGCGCGCATTAACATTAATCTTTGGACGACCAATAGAAACAGCTGGGGCTAATGTATTGATGGTTGAGAAAGCAATGTTAACAAGGAGTCTGTCACCTTGTAAATAACCACGGTAGTGCCTACCACGATAAAGGTTAATAAGTCTTTGCCAAAGATTGTCATAGTTTTCATTCTTGCGCCAGTTTCTAGAGTAATCAACTTTTTTTCTATAGCTTGATAATTTATCATAATTACTTTGTCTTGCCATGTTAGCAGTCCCACTTCTTTAATGCCAACGCTTTACGTGTTGGTCTTCCTTTTGCATCCTTCATTGGTCCTGGATTTCCTTCCATCCTAGCGCAAAATGATTTTCTTCTTGCTGCAGATTTTGGTGATTTAGCTGCCTGCTTAGCGGTAACTGGTGGCTTTAGATTCATACCTTGAGCTTTTGCGGATGCGCGGCCTTTAGCATTTAATCCACCTGTAGGACTCTTACCTTCTTTTCTTTGCCATGCAGGAGTCTTAGCCATTATTTCTTTTTCCTTGCAGCTTTCATATTATCATACTTTAAATTAGTTGCTTGACGAGCCTTATTAGCTTTTGCGTCTTTTGCTTTAGCAGCTACTGTCGCTTTTTCTTTTTTAGCTTTTTCTTTTGCATTTTTCATTATTCCACCAGCAGCTAGCCCTATTGCAGCAGCAACCTTAACTGCAGGAGGAGCGGGAATTATGCCTCTTTTGGCAACTGATTTGCCAACAACCTTTGCTCCTTTGCTAACAACTTTGCCAATAGCTTTGGCAGCCTCTTTAACTGGTATAGGAATGTCGACATTTGGTTTAGCGGTTGTTGATTTCTGTGCTGCTTTGTATGCTTTGCCCATTGGTGTATTTGATGTTTTCATTATTTTTTTTTCGCTGCTTTCATATTATCAACTAAATTTGGGTAAGGTCTACCTGCAGCTTTAGCAGAAGCTTTTGCTGATGCTTTTTGTGCAGCTGTAAGTTTTTTTGGCGCGCCTAAAGATTTAGGACGTGCCTTTTCCCATACTGGTTTACTTTTTTTTGCCGCCATTTTTCTTCTTCTTTCTAGGAGTATAATTCTTAGTTGTTGTAGAAGGTAATGCAGGATACTTAGGATTACCTGCCATTATCTAGCGTTTGAGTTTGAAACAAATGTTACAGTAAGTTCAACATCGCCTACCGAAACAAAAGCTGGCGATGAAAATATATCACCATAAATAGCAACAAATGTTAAACCAGCAACTGGAACTCTAAATATTTGACGTTCAGATGATGGACTTGCACCAGCTTCTGTAGTAACTGCTGTTGTCCAGTTTGTTCCCGAAATAGATTGAACAGCCAATAAATCTGTACCTAATGGTCCTGGACCATTAGAACCGTAAAATTCTATGTTGCCATTCCATACTCCGTTAAGTTGAATAACGCAGTCTGTATAGTCAGCGCACTTAAAGGTTTTCCATGGATATGGTGATTGAGTGCTGTTGAGTGTGTCTGTATAAGTTAACATTATTTACCTTTTCCTTTTGTTTCTACCAATTTATATTTTGGTGGATTAGTGAGTAAGGTTACTACTTTATAACCTTTAGGGATATTTGTTGGATACTTTCTTGAACCACTTCCACCTTGGTACTGACGGTCAACTGGCTTACCACCTGCAGAAGGACCCTTCTTGCTTGTGTCTACTGGCTTCTTTGCTGCTGGTTTAGATGGCATTTTTGCTCTAATCATTGAGCCAGCTGCTGGTGTTGCAAGAACTTTTCCAACCTTAGCAACTGCTTTACCGGCATTCTTTGCAATATCAAGTGGAGCAGATGCAACATCACCAACAGTTATATTGGCAACTTTGCCTGCAACCTTGCCTGCGCCTTTAGCAACTGCTCCAGCACCTTTAGCTGCACCCTTGCCTACTGCTGCAACAAACTCTGCTTGCTGTTTAACGCTATTGCCAGCAGCCTTAAGAACATCTTTGCCTTCACCTACGATGCCTTTACCGCTGTTCATCTTTTGACTTGCTGCTTTTCCAATTGCTTTTCCAGAATCAGAACCTTGAGCAGACATAAAAGCTTTACCCATTGGGCTATTCATTACTTCTGTAGCTCTGTTTACCTTTTTACCTAATGTTGGTTTCTTACTTGCCATCTTTTTTTCCTACTTTCTTTAATACTTCTAGTCGTTGTTTAGCTGTGGATAATCTTTTTTCTGCTTTGGTTACTTCTTTTTTAGCAGCCTTGACTGCTGGCACTTCTATTTTTTTACCTTTAGTTACTTTTCCTGTTTTAATTTTAGGATATGATTTTATTTCTTTCTTCATTTTTTGTCCTTTAAATGCCAATCAATATGACCATCTAGTTTGTCAGCAATCTTATCTATCTTGCCGGCTAGAACGCCGTGCTGTTCACTGCTTTCTTTTCTAAACAATTGTATTAATACAACCATTGGTCCACCTATAATAGCAACAGCTACTGGCACCAACCACTCCATCAGATTAACTCTTTACGACTTGATACTTTTTCAACGTTAGGCATTGCTTCATACATTCTTTGAGTCTCTCTAATGGTTGTATCATTCCATGTAGACTTGCCATAACTTGCTCCCCTGAACCCAAACTTGATGCCTTTGATGTGGCAGCTAAAGCAAATACCACGTTTGATATCATTCTCTTCTGAAATTTCTTTGGAACAATCCAAACAGTGCATAAAAACTCCTATATAAGTATAGTTCACTCGTTACATTATATCAGTAACTATTGAATTCACCTATCCAATAACGCTCTTTAGTCTTAATTGGCTTATGTAATTTCTTTTCAAAGTAATTCATGGTTCCCCATGGAGAGTCAGTTTTAGGCTTATACTCTGGCAGCCAGACATACTTAAGCATCTGGTTAGCAATGGCTAAAGACATCACACGGTCGTCGTGTGGGGAGCCATGGGTAGCTCCATTGTCATCGCGGACAAAGGTCTTAAGTTCAGCAATAGTATATTCACATCGTAGGTCTAATGCACCATCTCTAAGATTAGCATTTAGTTCGTCTATAGCTAAAGGCTTAGTTAAGGTTGTTGTGCGCCAACCCAATGCCTCTGTGGCTTCAGCGTGGCGTTGGTTTAATCTACGCTGTCTATAAAGATTAATATAATTAGCTTTATTTAAAGCAGTTAAAGTTGTTAAGCCGTGGTTATTAGACTCAACTCCTATTAAAGCTTCATTATAAAAGAAACCCAATGCATAAAGAACTTCTTCGCCAAACTTGTCTGGGTCAATATGACCATGCCAATGGGCAACTATAAGACCAGACTTAGCATCAATAACATGAGCGGTAGAATAGTCACCCCTAGCCAGTCCTTCGGCCACGTCAGCTCCAATAGCATAAACACCTCCTGCTTGTGGTGTTTGCCATACGGAGAGCGGTCCACCGGAGGACTCAAACATATAAGAGTTTCGAACATCAGAGAGTTTTTTATTAAAACCTTTCTTAGGGGTTGTTGTAATAAATCTATTTAAAGCATCAATATCAAATACTGGTCTGCCTGAACGAATAAAGGCTTCTTCTGGATTAGATGGGTACTCTTGGTGTAGTTGCCATATTGGTAGTTCTGCGGCTTGCGCGTCATACCAGGCTTGGTCACGACCAGATGCTGACCATGGAAAGAAGATTCCGCGGAAACGATTAGTTCCAGTTTGCGAACCATGCCATAAGTTAAAGAATATATTACCTTCACCCTTGGCAGTAGATAGACAGATTACACGACCACCTACGTCTGCAATTGGCTCTATTGATGCCCAGGCTTCCTCAGGATTGGGCAAAAATGCCATCTCGTCGATTATAGCCAGATACACCGATTCACCTCTAGCAGGCTCGTTAGCTGATGGCATTGATTCAATTACAGAGTCATTACTAAAGGACATCTTAAGAACGTTATTTTGTAATAGTTCAGGACCAGACAATCTCATCCAGTCAGGTATAAATTTATAAATATACTTAGCCTTTTGTAAAAGCTTTGTAGCTTCACGTTCAGTCTTTGAAAGCATAACCACAAATCTGTCTGGCCAAAAGAAAGTAATCCAGAAAGCATATGCTGCAGCCAAAGTGGAGAATCCAATCTGACGTGCCTTTAATACTATTGTATATCTATCACTTAACCATGCTTTAACAGTTTCTTTTTGCGCGTCCCTTAAAACAAAAGCAATACGTCCTTGGTTAGGGTGTTTAATATAAGCATAGTTTTCACAGAAGAAAGCAAATGCTTCTGCTAGTTCTGCTGGTGTTGCGTTCTCTGGCCCACGGCACTTACGAAAGTTCCACTCATTAAGTAAACTATTTAGTTCCACGCCAAAATTCCAATCCTGAATAACGTTGTATTGTTTCCGGCAAGAACACATCTTCTGGTTTGCGTGATTTCTTTTCTAACTTTGGTCTTACTTTGTGTAGATTCTTAATCCCTGTAAGACTGTTTTCAGAGATACCTGAGCTGTCTTCAATGTTCTGATATTCATGATTGTATTGCGGAATTTCCAAGTATTCATATATTTTATTAATTTCCTTCTGTGGGTTGTTTATAAAATTGTCATATTCAACAAAGTGAAACATATGTCTATATTCTGGATTCATTGCATGTTTCATATTGTTTAAGCATCTCATTATATCATTACCAAACTTCATTAGCCAATCTGCTCTGCGGTCAGCCATTGGTTTATCTGGAAATGTTTCTAATAAAACTTCTTTATCCATTAAAGCATTTTGCTGTGAATCAGGATGAGCATTAATGATTGTGTCAAATGAAACTAATATATCAAGTATATCTCTTACTGGACATATTATTTTAATATTTTGATTTACATAACGATAAGCTACTTCTACACCATTGGCTGATGTCCAATTAAGGTTCTTGTCAATAATGTAGTTAGCTTGTTTATCATAATAAAAGTTTTGTGGTATTGCGGCAATTGCATTAGATATTGCGTTGCCTCTGTCATAATCTTTATGTTCAAATGAATCAAATGTTTGTGTAGCATTAATCATCATTTGTAACATTGGACTTGCCGGCGAAACCCACAAGTCTGGATTTTGATTTAATATTGAACTAAGTACTGTTGCACCTGAGCGTTGAAGCCCAGCCAAAAAAAAGAATTCCTTCATATTATTTCCTTCGTTATTTGATTATGCGTTTGTTGCCATTACATACCAGTCGGTACCATCATACACTATTGTAGCAAATGTTCCTGCAACAGCTTTACAAATGTCTGTTTGTGCTGCGCCGCCTGTATGGGCATAAACGTTGCTTGATGCAGACACAATCTTATGGTTGGCCCAGTTGTTAAATGTAATTGCGCGACCAATGTATTCTGAACCTGATGGTAAAGTGACTACAATTGCTGAGCCTGATTTATTATTAATAATCCAGTTTTCAGTATCAGCTACAGTGAAGTCTGCTGTCTTTGTTACTGGTGCAGTAGTTGCATAGTACTCTGTTACCTTGGCGTAACCAGTGATTGATGCGCGGTTTGTATCGATGTCAAATCCAACACCAGGAACTCTAAAGTTTGTAACTGAAGAGTTACCTAATGTTATCTGATTGGATACAGATGCAGATGTTGCTGCTGCGTTATAACCAAGGATAATATTATTAGAACCAGTTGTTAAGTTATTAGTTCCGCTGTTTCCAGAGTTATAACCAATTGCTACGTTATTAGAACCACTAGAGATATTATAACCAGCATTGTAACCAAGTGATGTGTTTCCAGCACCAGCTTGATTATTCCATGATGAGTAAGCACCTATTGCAGTGTTGTAGTTTCCACTACTTCCACTAAAGTAATAAGTATTACCTGAATCCCATCTTGATAATGCGGCGAATCCAATTGCGGTGTTACCGTTACCAGCAGTGGAGTTATAATATGACCATACACCAACTGCTACGTTTTCATTACCAGTTGCATTGCAATAACCTGCAACGCTTCCAATGCCTACGTTTCTAATTCCATTACTTAAACCTAATGCATAGCGACCAATTGCTAAGCTTCTTTCAGCAGTTGTTGAATAAGCCATTGCATAATAACCAACAGCCATGTTTCTTTCGCCAGTTGTTAAAGC